AAATGTCCGTTCGGGTCTCGAGAGAGACCACCTCCGTGCCAGTTGGCGTCAGAGACAGTTACGCGAATGGGTGTCCAATCGCAGATAAAGGCGCTGGCTCGCGCCCCGATAGAGCTATCCCCGTCCTTGTCCGCACGCTCACGCGCGCGGGTCGAAGGCACCGCACCAGCTGCGGCAGAGCCTGATCGCTGCAAGCCGAGCAGCAGACCAAGGTTCACAAAGGGGATCAACCGAAACTCCATCTCCCGAAGACTGCCGATGTCGGAGTCAACCTTCACGGGCGTAACGTGCGTGTCCAACAGCATGCTGTTGATGACCGCGTAGCGCTCATGGAAGTAGACTTTTCCGACCGAAGGGGTCATTCCGGCATCCTTGGCGAGCCCTGTCCATCGATCCCAGCCAACCTCGTTGGTCTGGAAGAGACAGTCATCGCCGTTCCAAATTGCCTGTACGCTCCTCCAGGGAGCATCGGGGGCGATTGCCGCCCACACGATCGCAGCGTTTGCGATACAGAGAACCGGAAAGGATGGCGGAGCGCCCATCAGCTGCCCTCGGGCCTGCGGATGCTCCTCAGATCCTCGCTGATACCAGTGGCCGACGAGGCCATCTAGTAGCAGGGACCGATACTCCGGCGGCATTTCCGTTGCGTCAGCGATCTCATCGCCGATGCAATACGAAAGCTCGATCGCCAGGTTGTCGGTCGCGGCCTTGTAGTCCCCGGATAACCACTTGTTACCCGGCTTAAGCTGTCCCAGCAGGTCCAACACCCGCTTACCGCTTAAGGGACTCGCGATGGCAAATCGCGGGTCCTGACTCAACTGCGAGAACAGCACCTTCTGAACCGGCTTCAGGGCAGTGTAACGCAGCGGTGGTCCGCACGTCACGGTCCGCATCTTCAGCGGCTCGGCGAGCACGACAGGCTTGACGCTTGCGTGTTCGTTGAGCGCATCGGACACGAGCTCACGTTGAGCAGCTCGGAGGTCGTCGACCGTGTCGACCGACAGTCCCAGGGGGCACCGAGTCTCATCCTCAATGAACTCAGAGTGGTACGTGCACAGGCGCACCCAACGCGGCTCAAGGCTACGTCGGCGCATCTGTGTCTGTTCGTTGTTGAGGACCAGGCGTCGGTCAAACTGACGAACATTGTACAGGTGGTCGCGTACTGCTTCCAGCGCGCCGCCATCTGTACGCGTGTACCCGAAGTGGGAGGCCTCACTCGGCCACTCCAACATCGACTCTGACCAGTCGTGACGGCGGAAGGTCTGCCGTACGATTCGTCGAGCGTAGTCCTTCAGCATGTCCAACGACAGAAGCTGAGAGAAGCTACGCTCTGCGGGGGTCGTCATCGTCACAGCGGCCTCGCGTTCGGCTTCGCGAAGCATCGCCTGGGACGGGCGGGGGAGACCTTTCTTCAGCATGAGGAGTCCATAAAAGAACCGAGCAGACCGCTCGTCCTTTCGGGACTTCATCAACTGATAGAAGGCGTAGTACCTCCCACCAACCAGAACGCCGTTCTGCTTGGATTTCATGAGGAGAAGCGCATCCTCAGGGGCGGGCGGGTGTTCCGCAGAGATGTACTCCGCGAACGCCATGGCCCCCTTGTACTTCATGTAGCCGAAGTAGTCCTTCTCGTCGGCCTTGTGCATGAAGTGCATCCTCTCAAACTCGCTCGCCAGCGACTCCTCCGAACTCTCATCTGACTGCATCCCGTGCAGCTCATAGAGTTCCCGCACAGCTGCGAGCGTCTGCAATACCACTTGACAATGTGGGCAGGCGTTCGTCTTCTGCTGAACGACGACGGCAAGGGTGGGAATTTTCCAACATCCTCCGTTGCCAAGGGAGTCCGCCACAACCATCCAGCAATGGGTGTAGTGGTTCGGCATTTCGATATTAAACAGAGCCTTTCTCTGTCGTGGGTTGCTTACTCA